ACTCGACAAGGAGAAGAAGTCGCGCGATTGGGAGAACGCGACGGCGAGCGAGGTCGTCCGCGAGATCGCTGGCGAGTACGGCTACAACGGCCAGTTCCTGCACGTCGAGGAGACAACGGACCGCAGCGACATCTGTCAGGACTACCGCACCGATGCTCGGTTCCTAGCTCGCCTCGCTCGCGACTACGGCTTCGAGTTCTACGTCGATCAGTCGGGGCTGCACTGGCACAAGCGCAAGCTCGAGGCCGATCCGATTCGCACGTTCATTTACAGGACCGACCCCGACCGCGGCGACATAATCGACGAGCCGCGCTTCGACGTGAACCTCTCGAAGGGCGTGTCGAAGATCAAGGTCGTCGCGCGCGACCCGCGCACGAAGGAGCTGTGGGAGGTCTACGGCGGACCAGACGATACCGAGATCGTCTCGCTCGGCTTGGAAGACGAGGCGGGCGACCCCGACCAGAGCGTAGCCGAGCAGGGCTTGCGCGCTTCCCGCGTGGCTCGCCTCGACGTTCGCAACGTCGGCGTCATGACCAAGGAGCAGGCACAGGCGAACGCCGACGCTCGATACCGCGAAGTTGTCAAGGGCAAATACAAGATGTCGCTCAACGTCATCGGTGACGCGCGCGTCGGAGCGAAGGCGCTCATCGACGTCTACGGGATCGCCGAGTCGTGGGATGGTCTGCACTACGTCAAGGAGTGCGTGTCGCGCGTCGAAGGCGGGAAGTTCACGCAATCGCTCAAGTGCGAGAAGGACCAGCTCCGCAAGGTGCAGGCGTCCAAGAAGAAGGGGCGCGGCAGCAAGGAGAAGACCAACGCGCAGACGGCGAGCGGTGAGGTCAAGGAGGAAGTCGGAGCACTGCGCCGCAAGCGCATTCTCACGACAAACGCAGAGGGCGAGGTGATCCTCGCGAACTATTGGGTCGACGAAACCGGCACAGCAGTCGGCGACGTCGACTACGAGACGAGCGCGTTCTTCGACCAAGAAGCCGACCTCGAGATCGTCGCTGTCGAAGGAGCGCAGAGCGTCCAGCCGGACGCAGGGACGTAGGCAGATGCCAGGTAATACCGGATTCAAAGGCGACGACTTTCAAGGCGCACCCGATCACGGCGTGTACCTCGGCACCGTCGTCGATCGCGATGACCCTGACGGTCTGTGCCGCATCCGAGCGCGGGTGCCGGGTCGCAACGAGCGCACGCCGTGGGCACGACCTTGTGGAGGCGGCTCGCGCTATCGCGGCAAGGCAGACGTCCCGCCGCTCGGCGCGGACGTGTACATCGATTTCATCAACGGCGACAGGCGCATGCCTCGCTACGAGCCAGCCGACTACGGCATCGTCGACGGAGAGTCCGAGGTGTTCCCCGAGCACGTCGACCCCGACGTGCATGTCTTCGGCATCGGGCCGTTTCGGATCGTCATCGACAACCGAGAGCCAGCAGCAGGGGAAGCCCGCACCATGCGTGCGAAACTCGTGAAGGAGGTAGGCGGCGAGGAGCAAGACATCGCCTGGATCGAAATCAGCGAAGACAACAGCATCCAAATTTACGCGGACAGCGCCATCGGGATCGAAGCCGGTGGCATCGTCGACATTGACGCGTCAGTCGTGCAGATCAAGGGCCGCAAGGTCATGGGCGCGACACGACCGATCAACTGAGGAACCGAGATGGCTTTCCCGCCCGAAGAACTCTGTTTCGATATGCCCGAGGTTCCGAGCCTCGACGACATCTGCTTTCCGGGTGGCTTCTGCCTTTCGTATGTGTGGGACGCCATCAACAAGATCCCGAGCATTGCCGACATCTCGCTCGACTTCTTTTCGCAGATCGGCCCGGCGCTCGCACCGCTGAAACCGTTTTTCGATTTGCTCGACACCGTGCTCGCGATCTATCGGTGCATCAAGGCGATCCCCGACGTGATCACGTCGCTCGACCCGAGCGAGCTACTGAACTGCATTCCCGCGCTCGCGCAGCTAATCGACCAGCTGTTGAAGCTCATCCCGCAACTGTCGATCCCGAAGATGGTGATCGCTGTCATCAGGAACATGGCGAAGCTGCTGCGCGCCATCGCCGCCGACCTCCGCTACCTGCAGTCGCAGCTACAGAGGATCGCGGACATGATCGATCGCGCCGCCGACCTCAACGACGTCAAGCTGAACGGTTTTCTCGTCTGCGCGCAGAACGACCTCGACACGACCGTCATGTCGACAGCAGAAGCGCTCAAGGGGATCGGTCGCATGATCCTTTTGATCAATATTTTCATTGGCTTGTTCGGCGGCGAGGAGATCCCGTGCTTCGGTTCGCTCGTCTCGGACAACATCGCCGAGGGCTTCGACGTCATCGTCGATCTGCTGACGACGCTCGCAGAGCTGCTCGACACGTTGGCCGACGCAATACCAGATCCAGACCTCGTGCTCACGCTCGCGATGGGCGACATGAAATGCTAGGATGATCGTGAAGCGATGACTGACTACGTAAACGAATTTGGACACGGAATCATCTGCCCGTTCATTCGCGACGGCAAGGGCGACTTCGCGCACGGTACCGGACGCGCGCTGCTGCGAAGCGACATCGCGGAGTTGATCGGGATCATCGGGCCGACGGCAACGACGCCCGGCGAGCTTCCGTGGAACACAGAGATCGGCTCGCGGGTGCTGCTGATGAAGCATCGGCGCATGCACGTCGAGATGATCCGCGCCACCGCTGACCAAATGGCAGCGGGTGTGGTCCGTCGCTGGGAGAAGCGCGCGCGGCCGGGGCCGACAGAGGTCGTCGTCGACTACAACCGGCAGGAGATGCGCCTGCGCTTTTCGTATATCCCGCTTGGCCGCTCGACGGCGCAGGGCGTGGAGTCGGTAGAATTCACCGTGCCGCAGGGCACGTAGGAGGGATCGATGGGTATACTGCCACCGAGCATCGACTACAGCGACAAGGACTTCGAGTCGCTTCGAGCGCGAATGTTCGACCTCATCCGCTCGGTGTTCCCGCAGTGGACCGCAGACGCTGCCGCGAACTTCGGCAACCTGCTCGTCGAGTCGTTCTGCTTCGTCGGCGACGTGCTCACGTACTACCAAGACCAGCAGGCCCGCGAAGGCCGATTCGCGTACGTGCAGATGCGAAAGAACATGATCGCGCTCTGCAAGCTCATCGGCTACGACCTCGCCGGAGCGGAGGCGGCGACAGGCGACGTCGTGCTCACGATCACGAACGCAGCAGACCTCGTCGGCACCGTCACGCCAGACACGTCGCCCGTCGTCATCGCGACCGACGCGCTCACCGATCCGGTGCGCGGCGAGGTGCAGGGCGCAATCGCGTTCGACCTTTCGCTCGGCGAGACGGAGAAGACCTTTACGTGGCGGCACTCGCTCACGCAGACGCCTTTCGTCGTCGCGTCGACCGGCAAGAAGGACCAGCAGATCACTGTGCCGTTTGGCCCGTTCCTGCGAGGCACCGACGGCGTGTCGACTCCGACGCAGGGACCGTGGCAGCGAGTCGAGTCGTTTTTCAACAGCGGGCCGACCGACCCGCACTACAGGATCGCCGTCGACCAGAACGACCGCGCGACGTTCATTTTCGGCGACGACAAGAACGGCGCGATCCCGATCGGCAATATCACGCTGACGTACCAGACCGGCGGCGGCATCGCGGGCAACGTCGAGGCGGGATCGCTCAAGCGGATCGAGCAATCGTTCTTCGACAGCGTCGGCACGCGCGCGTACATCGTAGCGACGAACCACGTGGACACCGAGGGCGGTATCCCTCGCGAGGAGGTCGAGGCCGCTCGCATCAACGCGCCGGAGTCGCTGCGCGTACTCAACCGCACCGTCGCTCGCGAGGACTACGAGATCAACGCGAAGCGCGTGCCCGGCGTGGGTCGCTCGCTCATGCTGACCAGCAACGAGGACACCGCCATCGGCGAGAACCGCGGCAAGCTGTTCGTCATCCCGTCGACGGGTGGCACGCCATCGACAGGACTGCTCGACGACGTGTTCGAGATGTGCACGGTCACGTACCCGAACACCGTCACGTTCCAGCTCGAGGTGCTCGCAGCGGTCTACAAGACGATCGACATCGTCGCCGTGGTCTACCTGCGGCAGAACGTCACGCCGTCGAAGGCCAAGGCGCAAGTGGTCGAGGCGCTCGAGGATTTCTTCGAGCCGATGCTCGCGGACGGCACGCCGAACCAGAACGTCGACTTCGGCTACAACTACAAAGACGAGGACGGCAACCCCGCAGGCGAGATCGCTTGGAGCGACGTGTTCAACGTCGTGCGCGACCTGACGGCGTACCTTCGGAAGGTCGACGCAGGGCCGGATGGCTTCACGCTCAACGGGGTGCGCGACGACATCTATCTGCCGAACTGGCAGTTCCCGAAGCTCGGAAACGTCACCGTGATCAACGGCGACACTGGCACGGAGATTTAGAATGCCGAGGCCGTTCGCACTGTGGGACCCGTCGTGGAACGCTGACCTAGTTCAGCGCTCGACCGAAGGTCCGCTCGTCGTGTCGATGCCCGACAGCCCGACGCCAGCGCAGCTCGAGCGGTTCGAGAAGCTCGTCGCCGTGCTCACGCACCCCGTGTTGTACGCCGACGACAACGTGCATTACGTGCAGCGACTCAGCGCGGAGGGCGGAACGTCGCCGCACAAGGGCGCGAAGGTCGAGCAGTATCAGTGGTTGCCACAGAACCTGACTTTCCCCGCTCCCGGTCCCGACCCGTTCGACTTGTCCAACCTCTACGCGGGCGTGCAGTACCGCTACGCGAATGTCGGCTATCGTCTCTTGCTTCGAGGGTGGGTCGGCAGCATGGACGACGGCACCATGAACGGCGAGTTCCGCGTCAAGTGGGCCGACGACGAAACGCGCAACGCGGCAGACCTGCGCGCCGCGTGGACGGGGCTTGTGCTCGGAGTCTTCGACACCGACGCGCCGCGGCAGGACCACGTGCTCGACGTTCTACACGGCAAGCGGGAGACGGACCCGAGCTGGACCTATCACGGCGGGTGGCTCGACCGGGTGCCGCTGCCAGGGCCGGAGGTGGTCAACGAGAGCGTCGCCGTGCTCGACGGCATCAACAGTGGAGAAGCGCGGATCGTGATCTCAGGTGGCTCGCCGCTCTGGAATGTCACGTTGCAGTACTACGACGGCGCGTGGATCGACATCGCGACATACGGCATCGACCTGCGCTCGCACCTCGTCGCGCCGCCGAACGAAGTCGGTCTGATGATGCAGCTGTTCAGCGGCGTAGGCGTCAACAAGCCAGCGATCCCGCCCGCCATCTGGCCGACGCAGACGATCTGGTTTTCAGAGATCGAGATGCCGATGTTCGAGCCTTTCGTTCCAGACCTCGCGGACTGGAGCGAGCGCGAGTGGGCCGAGCACTGGTCGTGGCTCACTCCCGCGCCGCCGTACTCGCTCGAGCTGCGCCGCCCGAAGATCGACCTCGCGCACATGCCGCTCGGCTCGCCGCGTGCTCCCGCCGAGCTCCGCTACAGCGATCCAGACCTCGGCATATGCGTGAAGCTCGCGGCCGAGTCGTTCGTGGCGATGCTGCCGTTCGCCGACAACCGCTTCGTCGATCTTGGCCCCGGCGCTTTCGAGGCTTTCGCTCCGCCCGACATCATGGCGTACGGACCGGACGCGCCGATGAGCTGCTACATTCGAGGGCGCTTCGACAACCTCGAGTCATGGGGAACCGATCGAGGGATCATCAGCTTTGGCGATCTCAGCAACCCCGTGCCAGCCGTGTTCGACAACGGCATCGGCGTGTACTGGCATCCGACCGGACCGACGACCGGGCAGTTCATCGCACGCTGTCACGTCCTCGCGACCGGGTGGGTCGACGTGCCCTTCGACGTCGACGCGGCGGAATGGTCGGATCGCCCGATCGACATCGGCTTCGTCTACACCGGAGCGCGCGGCACGAGCAGCGGCATGAACGACTACGAGCTGCGCGTCGTCGTCGACGGCGTCACTCGCGCGTCTGCGGTAGTCGGCCCGATTGACTGTGGCGGCACGGTCGTGATCCAGATGGGCAGCCTCGGCGCATGGCAGGGCTATCAGGGCCTTTTCAGGGGCGGCGCAGTCTGGGGTGACGCCTTGACCGACTACGACCTCAGACGGGCGTTCCTGCCCGCCTCAGAGGGGTTTTATAACCCGTCCTTCGAGGAGGCCGACAGCAGCGGCAGACCCGGCGAGGCGGAGCGGTGGCTTTGGCACTCGCACCAAGAGGATGTGGAGTGGGCCGAGTTCAACGCCTACGACGCGGCGCTCGAGCAGTGGCAGACGGCGATGGAGGAATTTGGGCCAGGGTGGAACGACCTCGAAAGCTGGATCGACTCCCTCGACGACGCGACCATCGTCGCCGCTCTATTCAACGCGGGCGTCACTTTGTTCGAATCGACCTTCGAGGACTTCGGACTGTGGCTGGTCTGGAACGGCGCAGCATACGTGGTCGGCACGCCCTGGCGAGATGACTTCGTCAACGTGCAGCCCTTCGAGGACACGCTCGGACCGTACGGCGGGCCGACAGGCTTCGACAGCTGGTACGACGAGCTGTACGGCACGAACATTTTGCCTCTCGAGATCGAAGCGTTCGACGAGGCGTGGGGCAACGATTCGTTCAGCACGTCGGGGCCGATGTGGTCGCCAGGCACGGCGCAGGATGCGGTGCTCCGCGGCAAGCCGCTGACCTTCCCGCTCGAGGTGCCGCCAGACAAGGCGCTGCTGGTGGTGATCACCGACGTCGCCGGGCCGGGTCTGCTGCACGTCACGCCGGGAACCTACAACACGATCGGCGACCTCATCGTTGAGCTGCAAACGCAGTGGGATCTGTACATCGGCTTCGCGTCAGGCATCGCGTGGGGAAGCTGGAGCGAAGGCGGCGAAGAGGGGTTGACCTTCGGATGGGATGGCGTGTCGTTCTCCGCCATGATGATCATGTTCGGCGAGCTGGCGAGCCAAACCGCCAACGACCTGCGCGAGACGATCGGCATGATCGGATTCGGCATCAACGGCGCGGCGACTCGGCTCGTCGTCGGCGCGTGGCTGTTCCCGCCGATCCCGACAGTCGACCCGACCGACAAGTTCTATTACGACAACTGGTCGCTGATAGACTTCGTGGTCGACACCGACCCGTACATGGCAGACTACCCGCTCGTGTACGAGCAGTACTATGCGCTGTTCGACACCGCCGTACCCGATCCGACCTGCGTCGAGCGCTTCACGCTCGAAGGGTGGGTGTCGCCGAGCGCGGTCTGGATCGACGAGTACTCGCCGACCGACGTCACGGCGGCGATGTTCGACGGCGGCACGGTCAACATGGAAGAGTTCGATCCGGCCGAATGGCCGGACGAGATTTGGACGTAAGGAGTGAACGATGGGACAGGCCGATTGGGGTGATCTCGGAGGAGCGTTGAGCGACGCGACGCTCAAGCGCGGCGTGACCGCAGGCATCGCGGGGCCGGCTGGCAGCAACGGATTCGTGTTCGGCTTCAACAGCTTGGACGGCACCGCCACCGGCGCGCACGGCAAGTTCGTCGACCTGCCCGGCTTCACGCCGACAGGCAGCTTGCTGACCAACCCCGACGGCGGCGGAGGCGTGCGCGGCGCGGTGAAGCGCGTCGCCTCGCCGAACAACACAGGCATGACGCCGGTGCTGTTCTTCTGCTGCCAAGGTGGACCGCCGACCGTCAACGACGAGGCGTACATGCTCGGCCTCATGGACCGCGACCCGTACAAGATCGTTCTCGCCAAGGGACCGATCGTCGGCGGTATCACCGAAGACATGGAGGACGGCAAGCTGCTAGTCGAAGGCTCGCAAGAGTTCGCGATGGGCGACGGCCTTTGGCACCACTTGAGGCTTGACCCGATCGTCGAGCCGAACGGCGACGTGTTGCTCAAGTGCTACTACAGCGATCTGAACGTCCACGACATACACACGCCCGACTGGCAGCTCGTGCCCGGTTTCAGCGCCGACGGCTACATCGACGACGCGCTGCATATCGAAACGGGCACCGCGCCGCTGTGGGGTGGATACGTCGGCTTTGCGTTCGCGATCAATCAGGCACTGAACAGGAGAGGAGCGTTCGACGCGCTGCAAGCGTTCCGAGCGATCTAGAAGATGGGAGCTACTTGGTTCGACCGAGATCGTGGTGTCCGCTCAGGGCGTGTGGTTCCGTCGGTGATCACTCCCGCCGACGGCGAGCGCGTCTTCGTGCTCGGCGCAGAGGCGCTCGAGGAGCTTGCACAGGTCGGCGTCGGCGACTTCACCGAGGTGACGCAGAACATCGACCTGACAGGCATCGACATCGTCGGCGCGACGCTCGACACGATCGGCACCATGATGGGCCAGTACCAAGCGCTCGCAGGCTTCGACTACTCCGACCCGCTGCACGTCTTCGGCTTCGACTTCAAGGTGCCGAACGTCCCGGCAGCGAACAAGGTGGCTGGCGGCTTCGCGCTCACCGACGCAGGCGACATCGAGTCGGCGAAGGAGACGTACTCGCCGAACGAGTCGTACTGCAGGGAGATCCCCGAAGGCGTAGGAGCCGCGTCACTCGTGGGCGACAACGTGCCGCAGGCGTTCCCGCCATTGCTGCCGCAGTTCACGTTGCAGTGGTGGATGAATTTCCGAAGCGACCTCTACCCGTCGTCGACAGGGATAAGCCCCGAGGTGCTCAACGCGTATCAGACACTCGTCGGCGGGTTGCGTCTCAGGCTGTTCGGCGCAGCGGGTTTGCACGAGTGGCGATTCGGACTCGAGATGCACGCGCCCGCGCTGTTTCAGTCGAATTTGATCGGCGGCTTCGTCATCGACGCGCCGCAGGGCTGGCGGCTGTACACGATCCGTTTCGACCAAGCGCTCGCGCCACCGAACCAGCTCGAGGTGTTCGTCGACGACGCGCTCGCGGCCGGGTGCCTTGGCAACTATCCGTTTGTCCCAGCGGCACCGCCAAGCCCCGCGAGCATCGTCTACGGCGACCCCGAGCTTGTCGGGCAGGTCGACGACATCCGGTTGATCTCTCGCTGGTTGTCGGACGTCGAGATCGCGGACTCGTATGCGGGGTGCATCGCCAACCCCGCGCCGGTCGACTTCAAGTGGTTGATGCAAATTCGGATCGACGGACGGCTGTACGCCGAGCGGACGATCGCAAGCGACGAGCAACGAACGTGGACGGACTTTCTTGCCCCGGTGCGACTGCTGACCGGGCCGCATGAGGTGACGTTCCGCCTCAAGCTCGAGCTGGCATAGGAGAAGCGATGTTCAATACGCCGAAGATGGGTATCCCGTGGATGAGCGAGTTCGAAGACCCGTTTATCGTCACCGACCAAGCGAAGGCCGCGGCCGTCGACAACTGGTTGCAGGCGATCTACGAGAGCACGTCGTACGGAGTCAACACGACAGGCCCAGTAGACGTCGATACAAGCGCGAACACGGTGAGGTGGCACAATCCGATCATCGTCGCATCGGCACAGACGGGTGGAGTCCTGCGCGTGCTCGCCAACACGCAAGCATGCGCCGACGGCGAGGTGCTATACATCGAAACGCCAGCACGCCCGATACCGGCTGGCATGACGGACGTGCCGATGCAGAACGGCCCGGCGCTCGGTGTGTCGCAAACGGCGATCGTCATCGGGCGGCGCTACGGCGGCGATTTCTACTTCGCGAACCGTGCAGTCGAGGCGAATTACCACTACTTCGGCGAGTCCTCGTTTTGCGAACTCAAGGAGGAGCAGCCCGCCGCGACAGACGCTGGCGACTTCAACTCGGGATCGTGGGTGGTGCGCGCCCTCAACTCGCAGCAGGCAGGACAAGGCGACGACATCGCGTTCACCGCACCGCCGACGGTCGAGCTGCAGAAGGGAACCTATTTCGTCGAAGCCTCCGCACCCGCGTACCGCGTGGACAAGCACCAGACGCGGCTGCGCGACATAACGACAGGCACGACACTGTTGCAAGGGTCGACGGAGATGTGCGGAGCAAGCACCGGACTTTTCATTGACGTCTACGTCCAGACGCGCAGCTTTGTCTCGGGCTACATCGATCTGAGAGACGTCACCGAGGTGCAGCTGCAGCACCGCTGCTTTCAGACGCGACTAGTCGACGGACTCGGACTCGGCGTGTGGGGACCGGGCGACGACTTCGGCGAGACGGAATGCTTTGCTAAGATGCGCATCAAGCGCGTCAGGTAGGAGGAGCCATGCAACCGACCAACCGAGAAAAGTTCCAGTGGGGAACGGTTGAGCTGACCGGGCAGAAAGAAAAAGAGGTCAAGTTCGGCGAGGCGTTCGACGACGTGCCGCAGAACGTACAGCTGACGCTGGCCGGTGCTGGCGACGGCTCGCCAGAGGTTCACGACACGAAGAAGGACGGCTTCAAGGTCAAGGTGCCGAAGAACTACAACGGCAAAATCATGTGGCTCGCAATCGGCAAGCTCGACAAGGACAAGGCCACGGCGAAAGAGATCGAGAAGTAGCAGATGCCGCTGACTATCGACCAGTTGCTCGCAACCCTCGCCGTCGACGCGGCATCGGCGACCGTCGTCGCCGGGCGCATCGCGGTGATCCAGCGCGACCCGCAGCCCGACGAGACAGGGATCGCGATCGACACCGACGTCCGATTCTTGATCGTCGACCTCGACGCCGACCCGCTCGCGCCTGGCGTGCTGCCGACGTTCGACATAAACATCGAGGGTGCGCTCGCAGGTTCGTACAGCGGCGGCGTGTTCACGCCAGCAGCGCCGTGGAC